TACTGAAATGATCTTTAGCCTCTACCATGGCAGCACGTCTTTGAATACGAGCATTATGATATAAACTTAAAGCTTTATTTTTATCTTCTTCTTTATGGGCATTTCTATATTTTTGTTTGGCTTCTATCAATTTGTCTTGTGCTGGTCTAAAATGTCTAAAATAAATGTGTCGTAAATATTGTCTTTGGTCATGTGTTAGATTTGCACCAAAATAGCCCGATCCTGGTTCTGGTGAAACAGATTTTGATTTAGCAGATAATTCACGTAGATTTTCTCCATTTTCATTTGTTTCTGTATGTATTTCTTCCAACCTATAATGATCTACATCAGAATCTGTAGGTTTACCAAATTTGGAATTTACCAAATCTGTAAATTTTTCTTGTTTTTCGGGGTTATAATATCTTGTTTCAAAAAGAAAATCTTTAAATTTTAACATTGATAACCTTTATTGTTTATATGTTTTATATATTTATATAAATAGAAAAAACAACAAGAACAATTATATGGCTAATTTCGGTTATAACAATAATCCCAATCTACCAAGGGCTGACTATAAACATTCATATACTCAAAAAGAGATAGATGAATATATCAAATGTGCTGAAGATCCTGTATATTTTGCTATCAACTATATGAAAATCGTCAACGTTGATAGAGGTCTTATGCCTTTTGAAATGTGGGATTTTCAACGAGAAATGCTACAAACATTTCACGAAAATCGATTCTCGATATGCAAACTTCCTCGACAGGTTGGTAAAACAACAACATCGGTGGCCTATCTTCTTCATTACATTCTATTCAACGAAAACGTTAATGTTGCTATTCTAGCTAACAAATCAGCAACTGCTCGTGAAATTATGAGTCGTCTTCAATTGGCTTATGAATATCTTCCATTCTTTCTTAAGCAGGGTGTTGTTGAATGGAATAAAGGTTCTATTCTGTTAGCCAATGGTTCAAGAGCACTAGCCGACTCTACATCAGGTTCGTCTGTTCGTGGTAAAACGTTTAACGTCATATTCCTTGATGAGTTTGCCTTCGTTCCTAATAATATTGCTGAATCATTCTTTATGTCTACATATCCAACAATTTCATCTGGTAACTCAACCAAGGTTATTATCGTTTCTACACCCAATGGTCTCAATCTATTTTATAAGATGTGGATAGAAGCACAGGAAAAGAAAAGTCTTTATATACCCATCGAAATTCATTGGTCAATGGTTCCTGGAAGAGATGAGAAGTGGAAAGAAACAACCATTCGTAATACTTCTCCTGATCAATTCCGACAAGAATTCGAATGTGTCAGTGGAAACACAATGGTTGAAGTAAAAAACAAAATAACCGGAAAAGAAGAAAAAATTACAATACAAGAACTTTTCGGACGAATGTGAATTCATAGGAAAACTAAATACTCTTATAAAAAGGAGTATATAACTATGAACTATAAAAAACTTTCAGAAGCATTAGGTGTCGAATGGGATGGTATTGAATATGATTATAATGAAAATGTTGAACTATTTGATAATTATGTTCCTTGGGGAGGTGGTGGTGCTGGATCAAAAAATGGTCATTATGGATGTAAACATACAAATGAAACAAAGAAAATTATGAGTGAAAAGAAAAAAGGCACAATACCTTGGAATAAAAATGTAAAAGGATATAAAGTTCATAATGAAAAATCTAAAAAAGCAATAAGTGATAAAATATCTGGTTCATTAAATGCTAGAGCAATACTTGATGAAACTAAAGTTGAAAACATTATTCAGTTATATCTATCGAAACCAGAAATAAAGGATGTGGGTAAAGTACAAAATAATGGTGTAGAAATGAGTTACATTTGGGCATTTTCATTAATGATTGGTGCTCAATATGGTACAACACCAGCAGCAATAAAAAGATTACTTCAAAAGAAAAGTTGGAAAAATGTTTGGAAAAAATACGAATTATCAAATCAAAACTAAAAATGGATATGAAGATTTTTATGGCATTCAAGTAAAATCCAAGTATAAAACATTCTGTTTATCTTTAGAAGATGGAAATGAACTTAATTGTACAGCCGACCATAAATTGATGACTCCTATTGGTTTCGTAGAATTATCCAAACTCTTTGAAGGTGATGTTGTAGAAACGGAAAATGGATTCAAAAAAATAGTTAAAATTTCCCCAAATGATAAAAAAGAATCAGTATATGATGTTATCAATGCAGGTAAAGATTATCAATACTACACTAACGGAATACTTTCAAAAAACTGTGAATTTATTGGTTCAACCAATACACTTATTCATCCTGTCAAATTACGTTCTCTTGTTTGGCATGAATCTATAAGAAAAGATATGGAAGAATGTTTTCATATACAAAAAGAACCAGTACCAGGACACACATATACTATGACAGTTGATGTTGCAGAAGGTCAAGGATTGGACTATTCAACATTCTCTGTGATTGATGTTACAGAAATTCCTTATCGACAAGTAGCCAAATACCGAAATAATAAGATAGCACCACTGTTGTTACCAACAGTTATTCTGCAAGCAGGCAGATATTATAATGATGCTTTCGTTTTGATTGAGATTAATAGCATTGGTCTGCAGGTATCAGACATTTTACATTTTGAATTGGCATATGAAAACTTAATCAAAATAGAAATGAAAGGTAAACAAGGACAACAACACACACCAGGATTCAAGAAAAAAATTGCTTATGGTCTCAAAACAACCAAACAGACCAAAATAATTGGTTGTGCTAACCTCAAAACACTAATTGAATCCGATAAACTAATAATCAATGACTATGATACTATTCAAGAATTAATGACTTTTTCTGCTGACAAACAAACTTTCAAAGCAGAAGAAGGTAATCATGACGATTTGGCAATGACTCTTGTTCATTTTGGATGGCTTACTGGTCAAAGATATTTTAAAGAAAACATCAATAATGACATTCGTGCTTCTCTACAACAAGAACAACTTAACATTATGGACCAAGATATCGTTCCTTTTGGTATCATGGATAATGGTTTGGATGATCCATTTGATAATCCTGAAGAAGATGCTCGTGAAAAATGGATTGTCAGTAAAGGTAACAGATTTGTGTTTGATAATACAGAATTTGATATTTTATCGAATCGTCACAAACTATAAATCTTCATTTTTCTAAATAATACACAATAACAATAATAACCTTTTTAAAAAAGGAGTATAGAAATGCCATTTTTTCTCAGTCCAGGTGTAAATGTTTCTGAAATTGACCTAACAACGATTGTACCAGCCGTAGGAACGACTCAGGGTGCTTTTGCTGGTGCTTTCAATTGGGGTCCAATGGATTCCATTGTTACTATTAGTGATGAAGTTGAATTAGTAAACACTTTCTGGAAACCAGATGCCAATACTTTCAAGCCATTCTTTACTGCTGCAAACTTCCTTTCATATGCTAACAGTTTAAGAGTAGTTCGTGCTGGCTCCAATACCACATCAAAAAATGCCACATCAAATGCAATGTCTATTTTAATCAAAAACCGTGATGATTATGAAATCAATTATTTGAACATGGAAGCAGCAGATAATGTGGGACAATTTGCTGCTAGATATCCTGGTTCTTTAGGAAACTCACTCAAAGTTTCTATGTATGCTGCAGCCAATGGTAATACTGTTCTTTATAATTCTTGGACATATTATGATCAATTTAACGGTATTCCAGGAACATCTATTTATGCTGCCAATCAAAATGGTGCTAATGATGAAATGCATATTATCGTTATTGACGAAGACGGTAAATTTAGTGGTGTAGCCAATACAGTACTTGAAAAATTTGCTTATGTGTCAAAAGCAATTGATGCAAAGAATGATGATGGTTCTTCAAATTATTATGTTAACGTTATTAAAGATCGTTCCAAATACATTTATATCGTCAATCTTCCAAATGAAGATTCTGCTAACATGAATTGGGGAACAGCAGCATCAAATACCACATTTATTCAGAAATCCGCATTTTATGAAAAATCTTTGGCTAATGGTGTTTACAACATACCAACAGATGCTGATATAATCAATGCTTATGATAAGTTTCAAAATGCAGATGAAGTCGATGTTTCATTAATTCTAACTGGTGCAGCTAATACAGTTGTTTCAAAATATATTGTTGACAACATTGCAGAATATAGAAAAGATTGTGTAGCTTTCGTATCACCACAATATGCAGATGTTATCAATAATTCTGGTTCTGAAACTACTAGTGCTATAACAACAAGGAATCTTTTCAACTCTTCTTCGTATTCAGTAATGGATAATAACTGGAAACTTCAATTCGACAAGTATAATAATCTTTATCGTTGGGTTCCACTTAATGGTGATATTGCAGGTCTTTGTGTTCGTACAGATTTTGAAAGAGACCCTTGGTATTCTCCTGCTGGATTCAATCGTGGTCAAATCAAGAATGTGGTTAAGCTAGCATGGAATGCTAATAAAACCCATCGTGATGACTTATATTCTAATGGAATCAATCCAGTTGTTTCATTCCCTGGTGAAGGTGTTGTTCTGTATGGTGATAAGACCATGCAAGCCAAACCTTCTGCTTTTGATAGAATCAACGTTCGTCGTCTATTCATCGTTCTAGAAAAAGCAATTGCCCGTGCTGCCAAGT